ATCCCTGTTGAATAAACGCGCTAATTGGTAAGCGATAAAATATTGCACCGTTTTCCATAATAGCATGAAATAATATAGCCCTGCCTGTAAGAGCGCTAAGACCAAAGATAATGCAGTCACTGACTTCTCCTTTATGTTTTTTAAGATCATATAAATACTCCTTTCTTATTTGTGCGTAAGTCGGTGGTATGTTTGCGTTCAAGTAAGCCATAGTTTATCATTTTATATTACCCCAATTTGGACCAGATTCATAGTCTACTTTATTGGGTACTTGCAGTTCAACTGCGTGCTCCATAATTTCTTTTATTTTATTTGCATGTTCTGGAGACTCTATAGATATATCAAGTTCATCATGCACTTGTATATGTGGTATGATACCCTCTTTATATAATTCGATCATTGCTTTTTTAGTCATGTCAGCTGCTGATCCTTGAATTAATTTATTTAAAGCTTTGTAAGTGTAAGCTCTTCTAATCCCTGGTCCGTGTTCCAAGAGCGCTGCATCATGTGTCATTGCTTTATGCATTCCAAACATATTCGGCTCCCATAGATGAAACCTACATAATCTTCCAAGTAAAGTTCTTATCTGACCACGTTGCTGTGCTCTTTGCATGACGTTATCCATTAGCTGTTTAACAAAGGGAACTCGATCATGGTATTGTTTAAACAAACCATCAGAAGTTTCTTTGTCTACTCCTAGTTCAGCCTGTAATTTATTTTTACCCATACCATAGAACAGTCCTAGGTTAATAGTTTTAGCCTGAGATCTTGGTATATTAGCCATATCGGCAACGATTGTATGAAAGTCTGTATCAGGATCATTATTATAGGAATCTAATACATCATCAACGCCGTATAGGTTCTGTAATCCTGCATAATGTACTACCAACCTAGGCTCTTGCTGAGAATAGTCAAATACACCCCATGTATGGCCCTTCTCGGGTATAAATAATGACCTAATCATAGGTCCAAGTTCCTTATTTCTAGCAGGAATTTGCTGTAAATTAGGATTCGAATAGCTAAATCTACCCGTCACAGTTCCGCCGTTATCCCCACGAAGTTGGTTAATCTCAGCGTGTATTCTACCTTTATGAGAATGTTTTAGTATGGTATCAATAAAAGTTGTGTGAGCCTTGTTTATTTCTCTGGCTCTTGCAATCTTTTGAACCACTGGATGGGGATGGTTTTGTAAAAAATTTTTAGTAAAAGAAGGAGCAGATGTTTTCTCAGTTACATCATAAGGTAATTTTAGTTTCTCAAAAACTTTGGCAATCGATCTTGCTGCCCATATCTGAGGTTCTATTCCTGTTTCTTTTTTCACTGCTAGTAATGCTGACTGTTCTTCTTCAACTAATTTTTTCTTTAATAAGTGGGCTCCTTCTGTATCTACACGAACCCCTAAAAAACGCATATCAACGAGGCAAGGAAATAGTTCTGTTTCCATATCGAAAATAGATTGTATATCTTGATTAGTTATTTCTGTTTTTAAATATTGCCATAGTTGTAATGTAATGGCTGCATCTTTTTCTGCGTATTGTCCTACATACATTGCAGGTAATTTATACATCTCACCTTTAGGATCAATGCCCCATTCTTTTGCTGCTGCATATAAAGCTGTTTCATCTTTTCCTGTACCCACATATCTTTTAGCACAAGTATTTAAATCAAAACGAAATTGATTTTCATCACACAAGGCAGATGCAATCATAGTATCTATAATAGCACCATTAATATTTAAACCCATAGATCTAATCCAACAAACATCGTACATTGCATTGTGAAATATTTTACAAGCCTTAGTATTTAAAACATCTTGAAACCATTTAAGAACCATAGCTTTGTCCATGTTTCCACCACCGCCATGAGCAATGGGATAATATCCACACCAGCCTTCAACAGCTACAGCGATACCTACTACTTCTCCTTTACCAATGATTGCTCCTGATCCCATCTTTGTTAGTTCAGGATCTTTGGTTTCTAAGTCAATTGCAATCTCATCGTGTTTAGATAGATCTGGAAATTCTTCAGGTGGTAACCATTCTGTTTGTGGTTTAAATATTATTTTCTGCATCTTTATTTATCCTTTTTACATTAGTTAATTGTTCCATATCTTGAAAAGGGACCATGGTGATTTTATCAAGTCTACCTTCTCTTTGATAGATTTGATAAACTCCTTTACCTTTTTCGTAACCTTTCTCCTTTAGTTTATTTTGTACGTGATCTAATAATTCTTGTCTACCAATTAGAAGCCAATGATCAGTTCTTTCAAATACTATATAATCTGCTTTGCCTTTTACCCATCCAGGTTTACCTCTAACATTAGTTCCTTCAACCCAAGCAATGTCATCTTGTTTTTTATTATCCCAACGATTTACTTTTTTCATACCTTTAACATCAAACTTTAAAAGCTTACCATCTAATGTACCTTCCACATCCCAATGTTCGTGCATGTCTTGATAATCATTTGCCCATTTAGGGTTTGTTAAATTCTTTGCAAAGTTTTCTTCTATTATTTTTGCTCTTGCTTTAAATTCTTGCCAACTCATTATTTTTCTTTTTTGTTATAATAATAAACCATTCTCATACTGCCTTCATATTTTACTAATCTTTCCTTCATTTTTTTATTCTCATCATATATTTTATTATACCTCTCCGTTAATCTTTTAATCTGCGGCTCATAAATTTTTCTGTAATGTAAGGACCAATTTTTTGCTACACTCATTTTGTATCCTTCATCTTTAATATTTCTAAATCACAGTAATGTTTAATCTTTTCTAGATCTTGTATGCCTGCTTTATTTTTGTATCTGCAAACGTATTTAATTACGTTGCCCTGAAAAAACGAGAGATCATTCTTTGATATAAATTCATAAGGCTGAATGTGAAAGTCTTTGTAGTGACTCCCGCCTATCTGCTTATCTTGTGGGAATGCCTCATCTAGTACGCCTTTACTTGTCATATAATTTCCTCCATTGGGTAACATTTGCTATCATCTTTTGGTCTTATAATATGTAAGTGTTCCTTTGTTCTTGTTGCACCTACGTAAAATAATCTTGTTTCATCATCTTGATTCTTGTCGTATGATTTTTTAGTATTGTATGTAAGATCAGTTAGCAAAACTACGTTGTCTTCTTCACCACCTTTTGCACTGTGTATGGTTGATAGTTTGATCCGTGGTTCTTGGTTCAACATCTCTCCATTACGTTTCATACGTCTTATATAATTAATTCTTTTCTGCCCTGCTTGATCAAAAGCTTCATACCAAACCTCATTAGTTTGAAGTCCATAGTCTTTTTGTAATTGTTCTAAACTGTAAACCGTATTCTTAACCATCGATTTTAGTTTATCCTTGTTCCATTTTTCTTTACTAATGTACTTTGAAATATTTTCTATTTGTTTTGAATCAAGCATCTGTCCTTTGATTAAATACTCCCAGTTAGTTGCAGCTTCTTGAATATCTTTTTCATAAAGTTTCTTGAATCTATTTTCATAATAAAAACCTTTGTCTCTTAATATTTCTTCTAGTGCATCCAACATTGATCGTGTTCTAGTTAATACCAACCATTTACCTGTGGACATATCTACATCTTCAAAGTTGTCGTAAGAACTAAGTTTTCCTTCATGTTGTTTAGGGTTCCAGTTCTTTTCTATTCTTTTATTAACTCTACCAATGATTGAGTTAGCTAGTTCATGTATCTTTCTTGGAACTCTTCTAGATTCTTTGAGTTCAATAATCTTTCCCTTTTGTGCAATAAATGAATCAACATCTGCACCAGCCCATCTAAATACAGCTTGGTCATCATCTCCTGCAATAAAAGAATCAACTGTTTTATCAGTAATATGTTTAACCATATCCCATTGCATTAAAGATAGATCCTGTGCTTCATCTATAAATACAACGTCAAAGTTTGGTGACTTTTCTTCTTTGATAAAATTTAAAATCATATCGTTGTAGTCGATAAGATTATAATCTTTTTTATATTGTATAAGTTGTTTACTTAAATGAATTAGTGTTGAGTATTCAACATCTTGATTATGTTCTTTTAAATTATACTGTTCATCAATTGTAATGTTTCTAAGTTTAGCTAGATTAATTATTCTAAGATAATCACTTTTAGTTGAGAACAATCCAGTCTCTTCTTCATCATAATCATTATAGTCTAGAAACAAATGTTCTTTTCTTCCCAGATCTTCGTAATGTCTTTTCTGCATTACTTGATTCTTTTTCAATCCTAATGATTTAAAAGCTAGTGAATGTAGTGTTCTAAAATACGGTAGATCATCTTCTTCTAAATTAAACTTTTTCATTGCTCTTTCTTTAGCTTCATTTGCAGCTTTCTTTGTAAAAGCAAAGTAACCGATTCGATCTGGGTTAGTTGTCTTTAAATATTCATCTACTTTTTCTAGTAATGTATGTGTCTTCCCTGTACCTGGCGGGCCGAATACAATTGTTTTCATTAGTAAGGATCCTTTTCTTTTAAAGTTTTAGGTGTATGAGTTTTTTCTGGTTTCTCAAATGCATCCACTACCATGATCGTTGGTCTTTTCTTACCAATAACAATTCGATCATCACTACAATTACAATATTCTTTCATCATTTGTTGTGTGACCTGTGGTTTCTCTGGCCATTTTTTTCTAAGTAAATGTCCATGATAAAATTTATGAAATATAAATTTATGTTTACCTTCTTCTGTGTAGACGTTTCCATTTAAAATATCTTTCTTAGTAGTTTCTGCAGCAGTTCTATTGGTACAGAATTCTTCTAGATGTTCTTTTAATTGATCCACTATTGAAGATCCTTCTGGTGCTTTGATTATCTCAATACCTTGAAGCAACATATCAGTATACTTTTCAAACTCTTTGACCGTGATCCGTGGTGGTTTCTTATTGATTTGTTTAACAACGGTTCTTCTAAATAATCTTTGTTCCATTAAACAATCAATATTATCTAGCTTCACTCTGTCTCCATCTACATTGACCCAATAATATGGTTCATCTAATTCAACTTTTTGTAGATCAGATAGTATTGGAAATACTGCATCACCTCCGATACCATACTTCCTAGTTCTACATAATTTCTTATCACAATGATTACACATTGGATCTTCATTACATTTAAAACCTAAATCTTTACCGTCGTTAAATTTTATTTTACCTTGAACGATTCTATCTTCTAAAGGTCCTTCTGGATGTTTCTCAAAGTATTTGTAATTAAATGCATTGATCTTTGTTTGCCAACTGTCTGGCCATTTTCTTTTTGCATATTGTATGTATTGATAAATAATTCTATCTCTACCATCTTTGATATCAGACTGTGTTAATGATTCTAAACAAGGCGGACCATCACTAAACTCAGAGTCAGGTCTTTTAATTATTAATGTCTCTAATTGTTCTGGTGTAAGTTTATATAAATCATGCAATAAATAAAAACGTTCCAGAGTAACAGCTTCACCTTGATCATTGAAACAATATCTTGTTGTTTTATCCCCATTAAAGTATGGTAAATTTAAAAAGTTTCCTGTATCATCTTTTGATTTTAATTCTATTTGTTTTGGAAATACTTCTGATCCACCATAACCTAACACTGCACTAACCGATACTAATTTATCTCTCATTAATTTTGCTTCAACAGGAACTGTTGTAAAACAAAATACGTGTGCACCTCCACTCTTAGATCTAAATACTAAAAGAGGTAAGTCTAAACTTTTTATTTTATCTATTAATTTTTTATGATCAAAACCTGCATAAGAATCGATATCAACACAACCCCATTTACAAGTATTATCTTCATTAATCGGTATGATACCTAAACTAGGTTCAGCACCGTTTAAATGGTCTTGCCACATATTGTCTGTGACCATCCCTCTTTGAACGAAAGATTTACCTTTGATCTTTTGACCGTCGGCACCTTTCTTGTCGACGTATGTTACTCCATACGCTCGTTCTAATCCTGAGAATATCTCTTTAAACTTTTCCATAATAATATTTTAATGGGCGGCTCCACTCTCGCTTCACCGCCCACTACCTAGGATTTTGTTTAGTACGGTGATTTCTCTGTTGTTTCAGTATCACTATCGTGTTTAATCTCAACCTCGCCTTTACCAATTTTCTCAGCAAAGTCTTTAGCTATATTATAAACACCAGAGTCTGTAACAGGACCAGTTTTACTTATGTCCCAACCAAACCAAGTTCCTTTATCATTTGTCATTTGAACTGACTTTAAATGATAAATATGGCTGAATGTTGGTGGAGTAAATAAACCATTTTTACCCTGCATTTTTATCGACATCATCATAGAGTTCCAAGTTCTACTTACTTTTAACTGAGTTCTCGTCATCGATACCAATGCGGTAGTTGGAGTTTCTCCTGCAGCTACAACAAAATGACTTGCTGTATTTTCTAGATAATTACCATTTGGTAATACATCTCTATTGAACTGATCTCTTTTAGTTGTTCTTACAATAGGATCATCTATTGAATAGATTCTAACAAGACCACCTCCAAGTTCTCTAGGTTTCCACTCTAGATATTCTCTTTTATAGAAACAAGGAATTACATCTATACCTTTGCTACCATCGAATAGTTCTTTAGTAACAGAGTTTAAGATCATTCCAGGTTCTGCACCTTGTACATATTTTCCATTCTGTTTATTAATTTCAGGAGATAGTTGTCCTAAAACTTTTAAGAATGGTAAGGCAAGATCATCTTGCTCCATGTTATGTGTGCCTGCATTTGCATCAGCCTCAAACATATTTGTAGCTAATGCACCTTCTGTCTTCTTCGTAAGGTTTGTTTCTTTTGTCATGATTATTTTTTCCTTTTGATTGTAGTTTTATTTCCAACAAATATGCTGAAAATTTCCGTAGGCATTTCTTGCCCTGCCTCAATACGCTGACGGACCAACGCTTTTAGAGTCATGGGTTCAACCTTTAATTTCTGCGCAGGTTGAAGACCCTGACCCTTTGCAAGTTCAGCATATTCTGCTGCCTTGTTGTCTTCTCCACGGCCAAAAGATACTACCACTTCATTTTTGATAATATCTCCCAGACCATTTTGTCGAAGCCAGTTGAAAGCCGATTCTCTATTAGCTACTGTAATGGTAGCATTGTAGAATGGCTTAACGTCTATCTGTGAACCATCCATTAGTTTGAGTTGAGATAAACCCATCTCAGACATCATGGTAGGAATTACCTCTCCCGATATAACGTCTAAATCTTTTTTCTTTTTCTTTAAGTTCTCTTCCATGTCCTCTATTTCTTTTGATAGAGATTCCATTTTTTGAACTTCATTAGATAGTAATTTTATATTTTCACTCTTATCTAATATATCTGTTTTGTCTTGTTCAAAGTTTATATTATTCATCTATTTCTCCTTTCTCGTATAGATTAATTTCAATAGGATAATATTTTCTTTCTTGCTTATCCCATTTAAGCACGTTGTATTTTCCGTGCGTAATATCAGAAACAATAGAACATGCAACACCAATGATTGCAGGATCTCCTGTAAGTAATAAATAATCTTTCACATAATAATTTTTTAAACCTTTTCTTAACTTATAAATAAGTGGACCAGGAGAAAAAATCATTTGTGAAAATTCTGGTAACAAAAATTTAAATTGTCCATAATGAGACGCACCCATAATATTTATTTTAGGGTTGCCTGATTGTGTACCAGGAATTTCCTGAATAACATACACCGTTGGTGCATAATTATTTTTTAAATTTTCATACTTCGTACTTTCTGACATTGACAAAAGATATATCATCAATTATATAGAAGTCAATACAGAAAGAAGAAAATATTTATGAATTATAAATTTAAAACTAAACCGTATGCGCATCAATTAACTGCGTTAGAAAAATCCTGGAATAAGGAAAGTTATGCTTATTTTATGGAAATGGGTACTGGTAAAACAAAAGTATTGATTGATAATATGTCGATGCTTTATGACAAAGGTAAAATAGATGGTGCTTTAATTATTGCACCTAAAGGTGTTATAGGTACTTGGTACAATCAAGAAATTCCAACACACTTACCAGACCATATAGAAACTAAGGCAGTAATGTGGCAAGCAAACATTACTAAAAAACAAAAAGAAAGTTTAGATGAATTATTAAAGTCTGATAGTAAACTTCATATTTTAATTATGAATGTTGAAGCATTAAGCACATCAAAAGGCACAGACTTTGCAGCTTCGTTTCTTAGAACTCACAATACAATTATGGGTGTAGATGAATCTACGACTATAAAAAATGCTGCAGCAAAAAGAACTAAAAATATTTTAAGTCTTTCTAAGCTAGCAAAGTATAGAAGAATTATGACGGGTTCTCCTATTACAAAAAATCCATTAGACTTATATAGTCAATGTGAATTCCTTAGTCCGTGGTTATTGGACTTTGCATCTTACTACGCTTTTAGAAATAGATATGCTGAAATGAAAACTATCCATGCAAAAGGTAGATCAATACAAGTTGTAAACTTCTTTAAAAATATTGGTGAGCTATCGGATAAATTAAAAGGTTTTTCTTACCGTGTATTAAAAGAAGATTGCTTAGATTTACCAGATAAAATTTATGTCAAAAGAAGTGTAGCACTTACAGAAGAACAAACTAAATTATATCAACAGATGAAGACTATGGCTCTTGCTATACTAAATGGTAAGCAGACAACTACAGTTACAGTTCTGACTCAGTTAATGAGACTACACCAAATTACTTGTGGTCACTTTACTGCTGATGATGGTAGCACTCAAAATATAAAAAGTAATAGAATAAATGAACTAATGAATGTTTTAGAAGAGGTAGAAGGTAAAGCAATTATTTGGGCCAACTATCAAAAAGATATGTTTGAAATTAAAAAAGCTATTGAAAAAGAATATGGTGAAGGATCGGTGGTTGATTATTATGGATTGACTCCACAAGAAGATAGACAACCCAATATCAAACGTTTTCAAGAAAACCCTGACTGTAGATTCTTTGTTGGTACTCCGCAAACAGGAGGTTATGGTATTACATTAACTCAAGCAAATACTGTTGTATATTATTCTAATGGTTATGATCTTGAAAAACGTTTACAATCAGAAGACCGAGCGCATAGGATAGGTCAGAAAAAATCTGTAACTTATGTTGATTTAATCTCAGAAAAAACTGTCGATGAAAAGATAGTGAAAGCTTTACGTAAAAAGATTAATATTGCATCTGAAGTTATGGGTGAAGAATTAAGAGATTGGATATAGGTTTTTACGAATGGGATAGAGACAAGTCCGTGGGGTAAGTGGTAGTATCCTGCTCTAACGAGCGACGTTAGTTCAGTTTCTCGAATCCCTAATTATCTTAACATTGGCTGTTAAACTAACAACTACCACACTAAACTAGGTCTTTTGCTTTACCAATTATAGGTTTGTATTTTGTTTTACCTTCTGATTTGTATGCGTGCATAAATTGCTCACGTCTTCCTTCTGGAATCCAACTACAATGTATCCATCCGCTATTAGGTTCGCCTGGAGTGTAGAACTCGAGAATCAATTGATCTGTCTCAAGGTTCATTTTAATCCAATCAGCAACTTCAGCATTATCGACTCCAACACATTCGAAGTCTGCGGCCTCAGCTTTTGCGTGCTGTGAATTTCTAGAGCTACCAATAGCTAAACATAAATCTTCACTACGAAATCCTGATGTCACTTTTACTCTTCCGAAATGGTCCCTGACAGGTTGCAAAATATTTTCACAAAGTGCTTTTAATTTTTCTATTTGACCTGAGTTGGGATTATTATTGATACCTTTACGTATAGCGGTATCTGATTTAATTAATTCTTGTAAAGAAAAATTACGAGATAGATTCATTTTTATTTCATGTAGTTCATAATTAAGGCTAGGATAAGTGATCCCATACCACCTATAATCATGTATTCAATTCGTTTAATACGGTCTTTCATCTCTTTAATTTGTTCAAAAGTTTGTTTCTGCATAATACGACATAGCTTTTCATGCTCATCTATTTTCTGTAATGCAGATCTTCTAGCCATTATATTGTAACCCCCGCTACAATAAAAACCCGATAGGATAGACCTATCACACCGCCCAAACTTTTAATTTTGTTTATCATGATCTTAAAAAATCCTCTATTATTTTTGCTCGTTGAGCAGTAGGTAAATTAGCAAAATTAGCAGGTAATGTCGAGCTAACATTTTGGCTCTGTACTACAGCTGGATCAACAGATGCTGGTGATGTTAAATTAGGTGTCGTGATCCGTGATTCTTGTCCCGTTATTTGTGGTTCTGGTATTTCAAAACTAGGGAACACTGGATTGTCTTCTAATAAATTAATAGATCTATTTTCAGTTATAATTTTTCTTATAAATGGAGAAGCGATCATGTATGGGTTTTCTGTTTCAACACCTTCTTTTTCATTTAGATCTCTATTTATTTTTCTCATTCTTTCCTGAAAGAAATTACTAGGTTGTTTAGGGGTGTATACTCCTCTTAATAAATCATTGATTACAGTTTTTTTAATACCTTTTCTTTTTTGAAGTTCTCTTCTTATTTTAGAATTAGTCATACCTAAAGTTCTAGCCGCTTCAATATCTTGATACATTTCTTTCAGTGTAGCAAATCTTCTAGACTCTGAATATTTATATGAGTTTACAATATCTTGTGGACTAACTCTTCCACCTTTTAATAGCGGTGCAATAAATAAGTTGTCATCTTTTTTAAGTTTAGATCCAAATCTTGTAGTCATGTACTGTAAAGATCTTTCTGGATCAGATTGAATACTTCTGAATCCAGCTAATCCTGGAAGCTCATCTTGTAAATTAAATGTTTGTCCATATTTTTTATCTGTTAATCCTCTTGATGCTCTCTCTAATCTTTTAAATTGAGATATAGATCCAGGTGCAAGTGACTTAGCAATATGTCCAATTCCTTTAACCGCTTTCACACCAAAGTCATCTTCTTCAGACCAGACTCTTCTACCACCTCTACCAATACCCCTTCTAATAGTAGAATCTAATAATGCTTCTGTATAAATAGACTCTGAAGCAAATGGCTCCATCAGTTCATATAAACTATCAGACATACCTTTTGCTAAAGATTGTTTTAAAGATTCTTCAGTAACATCTCCTTGAGTTAATGCACCCATTACTGATCTAAAAGGTCTTGTTAAAGTATCGTATGCATTTGAATAACTAAAGTCTACATATTTTAAATATCCTTTTTCATTTCTACCTGTTGGAAGAAGAGTGGAGTTTTTAGACCACTCAGGAACCATTCTTCTAAGAGCATTCATCTCTTCATCAGTTACGTCATTTTTAGCTTTAAATGTTTCTGCTAATGCATAAGGAACACCACCCACAGTCATTCCAAAACTAGTTAATCTTTTTAAACCAAGTTGCATTAATTCAGGTATTTCTGGACTTGCAAATGTTCCTTTACCAATACCTGCAGTGATATCATCAATAGCACCTGTAAATATATTGTTACCTGTTCTTAGTATTTCTAATGGAAAAGCTATAAAGTTTCCAAATGGCGATTGTCTTAAAGCTTTTGCAGTTCTTCCAACATAACCATAGTTAGGAACTCTATTTCTAGTTAGGCTTCCTGCTACTTCATCTAAAAAGTTATCAAAACTTTCTGCAGCATATTCATCTCTTTGAACTAATTTTCTAAAATATTTACCTCTAGTAGACTCTTCTGCTAAAACTTGTTTATAATTACCTTTATTAACATTTAATGTTTCTGCTAGTTTAGAGTAACGATTTCTCTCCAAATTCCAGTTTATAATTTTCCAAAAGTCATCTTCTGCAACATACGCGTCCTGTGTTTTTCCATAAACTTTTAATAATTTATTTTTTAAATTATTGGTAAGATTAGTATATACTTTTGAATCAGCAGCAGCTGGATTATTTAGTACATCTTTTAAAAGTCTTTTTGCTTCACCAACTTGAACTTGACTATCTACAACACCAACTTTCAATAGTCTTTCATACAAAGCATCATCTGCTTTAGTCATTGTACCTAATATTCTTTTTCCTGTTAAGTCATAAGATTGTTTAAACACACCTTGTCCACCTAAGGATTTAGGTAATAATGTTTGAACATCGCCATAAGTTGGAAAGAATGCACCATTGGCAGATACAAAAGCTCCAGCACTAATAAAGTTTCTAACGTGTGTTATTGGTGATAAAATTGTTTTTGCAATTTGTGATGCAGCTTTCGGTGCAAGCACTGCATATTTATAAAAAGTTCCAACACCACTTCTATTTAGCCAGTTACTAGTTGTATCAAATATTGAATCATAAAAAGGTGTTCTAATATATTTACCCTCTAATGGTGATAAACCTTTTGTAGATGATCCTGGTTCTATATATTTAAATTTTAATGGATCTGCTTTTTGTGCTTGTGATAATTCATCTGCATTAAATATAAATTTGTTTGGTCCTTGCGATCCTGTTTTTGCAATATCATCTAAGTATTTTAAAGTATAATTTAAATGTCCTTGTTTACTGACCGTTGTATAAAAACTATATGATGGATCTTTAATTAATCCTGCAAGTTCTTCTTGCCATGGTAATAATACTTTATTTTTTAAAACCGAATCTTTAATAACAACAGAATCAACTTCTGCTTTTGTAGCTTTGTTTAAAACATCTCCTGTTTCATTTTTTAAATTTAAAACATCTACTTCATCTACTGATTTAGTTTTTAAAAACTGATTAACCTCATCTGTTGCTTCTTGATTTAATTTTTCAAGAACTTCTTTTGTGGGTGTAGTTTTATTTAATTCTTGATATCCTTTTATCTTATTTGCTTTAACAGATTCAATTGCTGTAGTAATTTGAGATTCCGTAGGTTTATATTTCATCAAAGGACCAGATGATTCAAATTGTCTATATTGAGAGTTTAAATATTTACCTAAGTTTTCTTTTATACCATCAGCGATATCAGATGGCATTCTTCTTTGAAGAAGTCTCACTGACATATTATCAACAGATAATCTAAAATTCTTTACAGCGTTTTCTAATTTTTCTGTGTTACCACCAGCTCGTCTAACTTTATCTAATAGTTCATTAAATTGTTTTGTATTACTGTAATCTTTTTGTTTAAAAAAACCTTTTTCTGTTTTCTTAACTAGCTGTTCTATATTGGGTCTTTTTTTAGTTAGATCATCTAATTGTTTATTTAATGTATTAGATTGTTTCAACAAAGCTTGACTTCGTTCTGTAAATTGTGCTTCAGGAATTAAATTTTTAGCTCTGTCATCACCTAATTTAATTGTTTGATCAGTTATTTCTTTAATACCATCATTAATATTTTTAAATGCAATAACATCATCTATTTGATTTTTTATAATATCTTTACCACCTTCTCTTCTAGTAGCTGTTAATAAAGACTCTGATCCATTGTCCATGGGTCGTAGTACATCATACAAGTCTGTTAAAAATTTTTCTTGTGAACTTACTGATTCTTTTAATCCTTTAGGTGCAGTGTAGTATTGATTTTTAACCACGTCTCCTAGTTCTTTAATAGATGTATCTAGCTCTTGAACTGATTTACTTGCTGCAAATTCAGCAGCTTTAATATTATCTAAACCAAAACGTCTTGCTTCAAAAGTGTATTTAGTTCCAGTTCCTTCTGGTTTTAATCCAAACAGTCCATATTTTTGTAGTCTTCTTTTTAGTGGACTTTCTGCATACTCAAGTAATCCTGTTTCAACAGGTTTTCTTAATTGTTGTATACCTTTACCAGCACCAACTAATGCAAGATTAAATAATGCACCTTCAGTTCCAAACTTCAATCTGTTTTTTAATCTTCTAAATGCTTCTGATCTACCTTCTTTTGTTTCTTTATCCATCATGGTAATTGCAAAAGGTTCTAATGAAGTACCTCTAGCAATATCAGCAAAGGTTCCAATATCTTCATCAGCAACAATAGCTTCACCAACACCTGAACCAACAATAGCTCCTGTAGTAGGACCCATAATTTTAGATCCGACTTTTGCTAGACTTAAATACTTACCCGCTTTTTTTGCATCTAAAGCTCTTTTTGCAATTAACGCTGCTCGTGTTCCAAGTTGTGCTCCTTTAATTGCAAGAGGTGCTATCTGTGTTATTGCTTGTGTAATTTTTCCAATTGTTCTAGCTTCAGCTTCATCATCAAATGGATTGACATCGTCGAACCATTGTTCAACATCTTTAGCTGTGTTTGTATCTGCTGCTAAATCATATAGCTCTGCACCTAGTGATACAAAACCTTTTGGTATATTCCATAAACCTGTAGCAACACCAGCTAATGCAGATTCAAAAAAACCTACGTCTTGTTCTTTTTTCTTTTCTGTCTTTTTATCTTCTGGAGATATTTGAAAGCCCATGGCACCTCCTTAAAAATTATCGTCACCAGGTTCTGCGAAATCGTCTTTACCGTTCTTATCTTTACCTATGTATTTTCCTACCTTACCATTTTTAAAAATATAGTAGTCACCTGGAGTATAATTTTCACCAGGATCTTTTTGAAATACTCCAATACCTAAATTAGATTCTTCAATTGCTTCAGCTGCCGCTTTAGCTGCTTTTTTGTCTTTTACATAATCACTCTCTAATAAATCTGTTGAGTAGTCATCTATTCTTCCTTGAGCAGTAGCTTCTTTTGTAGCAGAACCTGTTGATAATACTTTTGCTAATGCATCTTTTTTACTTATATCTGGATCTAATCTCATAATATCTCTAACCTGTTTCATAATCGTACCAGGGTCAGCTTGTTTCAATGCAGCTTCTAATGCCATAGCTTTAGCTGATTGATTAGCTCTTCTTCTAGTTTCTGCAACTCTTGTTAAACCTTCGATACTTGGAGCCGCTGCTCTACCTATTGAACCAACTAAATCACCACCAGGTTGTGCTAATATATTTGCACCAAACTTAGCTAGTTCTAAATACTTTTGTCTTTTCAACTCATCATCATCTGCAGATAATTCCGATTTAAATAATGGAAGTAAATCTTCATACATTGTTTTAAGATCGTTATCAGAGAGTTCTTGAGTTTTGGTATCTGTATCAGTTGTTGTAGTTGATTCATCAGTTGAAACAGATGGAGTATCTGAATCATCTGCTTGTGCAGCTGTTCCTAGATCTAAAGATTTACCAGCAAACATTTCACTTGGTGTAGCTTCAGTCTCTATTCCTAAAAACATAGCTTTATTTGGATCTACACCTTCTTTTTCACCTAAACCAAAAAATCTAGCTCCAGAAAATCCAGGGTTTTCACCTAAAAAAAATCTAGATGCTGCATTTAAAGGTACACCACCTAAATCATATACTCCTGCTCCAGCTTTTCTAGCTTCAGTACCTATACCTTTTAATAACATTCCTAAACCTGATTTATCAAAATATCCTGGTTCTTTAACTTGATCTCCTTCAGCATACCCACGTCTAACAGACATAATACCATCATCGCTTCGACCGCCCATTCTAAACATAGGTCGTTTTAAAATACGATTCATCATGTTACTTCAATGCTCCGAATATTCCTGCGAGTCCTGTACCTAATCCTAATGCAGTCTGTAATGGTGATGCTGCAGGTGTTGATTGGAAATTGTATTGTGCTGGGTAACCACCCATTAATCCTGTTACACCTTGACCAAAGAATCCTAATCTTTCCAATGGTTCATAGGCCGCGGTTCTTGCAGCTTGTCTTTGTGCATCTAGTTCAGCTTGTGATTGTGCTTGTTGCGCTGCACCTACTTGACCTAGTGTAGAAATATCTGCTCTTTGTAATTGTGGTACTTGACCTGCTAATCCAGCTTGGAATTGTCCTAGTCCTAATTGTTGTCCAGCTAAACCAGATTGCGCTTGTCCTAAACCAAATCTAGTTTGAATATCTTGTTGTCTAGCTTGTTGTGCTTGACCAAAACCTTGTTGTAATAATTGTGCTTGTAATGCTGCTCTGTCTCTATCTGATTGAGATTGATACTCGGCTCTTTGTACACCTTCACGTCCACCACCAAATGCTCCTGATGCAATCGCTTGATCTGCAATATTTTTTTCTTGTATAGCTCTTTGTCTATCAAACTCTGATAAAGTTGTATCAATTACTTGTGATTGATATGGTGACATGTATTGTTGTATTTGAGCTGAAGTTGGTGCTCCAGTTAAACCAGCAATACCACTTAATGTAGTTCCAACATCACCTACTGTTTGACCAGCAGCTGTTGCTTGTTGTTGTGCAGCTTGTATAAATGGTTCAAAAGATCCAACACCTGAACCTGCTAATGCTGCAGCTCTTTGTTGTAATGGATCTTGACCTGCAACTGTTGGTGCAAATTTAGAAGTATCAACAGGAATAGCCGTGGTCGCTGTTAATTGTTTCGCGTAATCTTTTCCAAGATCTTCTATAAACTGTGCGGGTAATGATCTAGTTTCTGTTATTGCCATTATACTTGAGCCTCCAATTGCTTCATCATCTTATACATCTTATCTGCGCCTTTATCAACACTTCCTCCACCTGCTGCTCTGACTGCATCTGCTGTCATTACGAACTCATTTTTAGATAGTCTTGCTGGTACATCATCTGCTTTTTCTTTGGCTCCTAATGGTACAAAACCACCACCTCTAAGGTCCATTTCATTACCTCCAAGGTCCATGATCCCACCGTCCATTGCAGGGATTCTTCCACCATCCGCTAAACCTAATGCAGTTTGTAATGGTGATGATTGCATATTATTGCCTCCTACAGGAACACCTCCCGCACCATGCATTCCAAAAAAACCTGATTTTATATTCATTTGATTTGAAAAATCTTCAAAACTCATTTCTCCAGGTAATACTACTTGTCCTAACATTCCTCCTGCTCTTGATTTTTGAGCTTCTTTTTGTGCATTAGCATAAGCGTCTTGTACATTAAAAGGTCCACGTTGATCGTATGGAGCAGGTAATTGACCTAAATTCATTGGTGGTTGTGTAGTGGTATTACCACCTGCTAATTCAAAAGTAGCCTGACCACCACCTGAACCTAAACTAGATTCAGCTGATTCTAATCTTTGATTAATACCTTGTAACATTTGTTCTGCAGAAGATACATTACTTCCTAATTGGTTTAATCTAGGCATGATTCCTCCTTCAGCCTTACCTTCACCAAATAATTCATCCATTAATCCTTCATATTCTGAATCAGACATTTCACCTGATCTTCTAAGTTGAGGTATTAATAATTTGTAAAATTCTCTTTTTCTATCTTCAGGCATTACTTCATCAATGTCATTCATCATTGCATCTAGCATAGCTCTTTCCTCAGATTCATCTGGCATCACTTCTACTTCTAATCTATCAACCATGATTTTTCTTCCACCTACTTCACCACCTTCTGCATAAGTATTTGTAAATTGTGATGGTGGTAAAAATCTAAACTCAGGATCATTTAATCTTGCACGTCTAACTACATCCGAAAAATCTATACCTTCACCTCTATCAATATCTGAAATATCTATTTCATCATCTTCGTCTTGTTCTTTAGCAGCTAATAAACCACCAAGACCCGACACTCCAGCAATACTTGCAAGTTTACCTAGTTTTGTAAAACCTCCTGTTCCAGAAACTAGACCAGCTTTATTAAGTAAACTACCTAAACCACTGAATTTTCCTTTTGCCATAAAAGGATTAAAACTACCTTTACCAAAAAAACTACCTATACTACCTGCTCCACCACCCATTAAAAAAGGCGTTGCTAATAATGCAGCTTTACCAAAAGGACTTTTAACAACTTTCTTTACAGCCTTCTTTGCTTTTTTAAAAATTTTTTTAATAAAATAAGACTTGATCCCTGTTCCATTAACATCTTCACCTGCTCCACCTAATGATTTTAAAAGTGCAGCTTCTTCTGGATTAATATATGCTAAAGACTCTCCTGGAGGAGCCATTTTTTTAGCATCCTCTAAAGTAATAATTCCACCTTTATCGTAGAGTTGTCTATTCATATCTGATCTTGAAATTGCCATAGTTTATCTATCTTATTTTGTTTTTCCAAAAATATCAAGGCTTGGCATAAGAACTTTTATATCTCTTCGAATGTCTTCTTCAGGTACACCCTTAGATTTCCATTCATTATCGTCCTTATATTCCTCCCCTGTTTTAAGGTTAGTTATTTTTTCTATTATTTTCTCTGGTTTTATGACTTGCATTTTCCTCCTTTGTTCTGTCAAATTCTAGTATTGATACTGTGCCTTCAAATACATCACTTGTAGCAGCCGATAATTGTAGTTTGTCATTTTCTTCTAATATAATTGTACCATCTGATACAGATTTAGAGTTACCTGAGTTTACAGTATGTTCTGCAAACTGATAAGCTCTTGATGCAGAGTTATCATATACAAAAGCTTTTATTTCAGTGTTACCACCACTAACGTTTGCAACATGTATGTTTTGTATAATTGCTCTAGACTCAGATGGCACAGTATATATGTCTGTTACATCTGTAGTTGTTAAATCAAAGTTTGCGTTTTTATATCTATTAGCCATTACTCTTACTCATATACCAAGTGAATCTTTGTTGTTCATCTCTTAAATCTTGTTGAAATGTAGAGTTTAATTTCTCAATCAATCCGTCTAAATCTCTAATTAAAGAATCAGCATCTTGTTGTCTGTATTCTTTATTGGGTCTTGTAAATACTACAGTTATCTTTGCCATTATTACTCCTTAACTAAATGGTCCGTAACTCCCCTTACCAGGATTAGTAAATCCACCACTTTGTCCTCTACCAGACCTATCAGACCTAGACTCTCTTATAGATTTTTGAGTAGGTCCGCTTGGATCAAAACCACCTCGGTCTTTATCTCTACCTAGATTTTCTAATCTAGCAGTTTCTAATGCAGCAGCTTCTTGTCTCTTTAATGCTTGTAAATCTTTTAATCGTTGTTCAAGAACGGCTGATTTCTTTTTCTTTAAAGTTTTTTGTATTCTCGCCATTCTTTTATCAATAGCTCTACCTAATCCATAAGTAGTTTCTTCACCCATTTTACCACCTGTTAGCATATTTAATAGACCACCTGATACAGGATTATAACCAGCCATTAAACCACTTTGAATTGTTCCATCTTTAATATTGCCATAAAAATCTTCTAAAGCTTTTTGTCTAGGATCTCTTTCAGGTAACATTCCAACAATACCTAAAGGTATACCTGTAGCAAAACCTATTGCTGATAACAGAGCTTGTTTACCCATATTAAAACCTTTCTTACCTATATCTTTAGTTTTATTAACTAGACTTGCATCAGGATTACCTCTTGATAAAATTAAATTGTCAATAATTCCTCTATTGGGATTATTTAAAAATTGAGGATTAGTTATTCGGCTTTTTAAACTTGTTGGGGCATCTCTAAAATTAAATCCTGGTATTTCTTCAGAGTCTTCAAATCTATTGTCCGCAAATCTTTCTAAATTTTGTAATCTATTTGGCATGTAATCAGGATTCATTATTAAATCTTGATACGGAGTAGTATTAATATTTCTATTACTTAAATCAACTTCAGAAGCAGCGGCTTGACTCATTTTAAAAGGATTACTAATATTAGATATTCTTTCTGCTAAAGGAGCAGATGCACCTATGAATCTTTCATATGCACTTGATAAAGGATTTTCTGCATTAATGGCTCGACCTATGTCCGATAAGCTAGGACCACTTGGAATTTCCATATCATCAACAATACCTCTATAAGGACTTGTGCCTACATTAGATTGATCTACAGCTCTTCCAATACCCTGAATAGTATCATATGGTAAACTTAAAGTAGCTGCAGCAGCTGGTGAAATTAAATCTTTTAAAAAACCACCAGGTAAATTTCTAGCTAAATCTGCAGTTGCATCAATATTATAAGATCTTTGATTTGGAGCATTGGATCTTATGTTTAAAAAATTTCCTTGAGGAAATAAAAAATCAGTTATTGCCATTATCGTCTTCCATCTGGTTGTGTATCTAATCTAAAAGTACCTAGCTTCCAGCTTTGATTAGCTGCTGTATTAGCTACTTTTAAAGATATAGCTCGTGCTCTTGCACGAGTGTCTACCTTATCAGTAGATGAGGTAATTGTAAAGGGTCCAAGTGGTGAGCTTGCTTGAGTGCTATTAGGATAATTTCTAAGTTGTAATGTTATTTGAGTATCACCTGTTTGAGATAAAAAGTCAGGTACAAATCTTCTGATCTTCATAATATATTCACCATCTCCTTGAAAAGTTGCAACACCTGTTTGCCCTTGTCCAGATCCTGTTTGTGTAATATCAAAGTCCCCTGATTCAATATTAGATGTAATTGTATTTACCCCACTTGCTAATGCTTCATCCGTTCCTTTTTCATGTTCAAAGTATATTGTGCTTCCTTCAGTATTACCAACAACATCAAATGATGCATCATCCTCCGCATTGAAATATGTTGCATGAGGTAGACCAAACACAGAAGAGTCTTGCCATGATCCACGGGCCAAGCTTCCTGTTGTCCAAACAGGTCTATTAGGACGTGAGTCAAGATAATTATAAGTTACACATCTATTAATAACAGTCGAACTTTCTGTACAATAGAACCAAGTAATCTCACCGAATAAATTATTTAACCCAACATTAATTAATTGATTAGCTGTTGTATTTAAATCATCAAAAACAAAGTCTTCTACTAAACAAATCATAGTCTCAAGGTTACCAGAGTATTTAAAGAAACCGTTTTCTGAAAACCAATATGCAGCACCATCAACTTCTAATGCAGCGTTCTGTCCAATCAATCCACAGTTCGTCCCTACTTGTTGGAAACCAAATGTAAATGGTTGACCAATAAATCTCATAGTAAATAAAGACGTATCGGTCCAAACGTAAATTGCATCTCTACCTCTAACCGCACCTACAATTTTAGATCCGTCTGCAAGTCTTTGTGTACCTGCTGTATTGACCGCTGTTGGTTGATAAGTATTAATATCTTCTTGATTCGAAAATCTTATAAACATTTCATCTTGTGTAGATGGTGTTCCAATCGTTGTTTCTGTTCCAAAAAATACTAAGTGTCTATCAGGAGTTGATACTAACATATCACGTGACGCTGTTGGTGCACCTGCAATAATAGTTGCTCTATTGGTTACAGCGTTTGTTGCATTTGAATCCCATTCAAAACATTGTGCATTATGAATTAGTGCAATTACTTTATCTCCAAAGTTATCAATAGACCATAAACCAGGATCAACAACTAAGTCACCAGATGCTGCTTCACCCCAAGCAATATAATCTGAACTGTTGGTTACCGTTGCACCATTTGAGTGTGTTGCAGCTGTTGTGTTTCTAACACCTCTTGTAACTCCTGTTAAAGTATTACCTGATATACCTGTATATGAAATTTCTTCTGAACCTATCTGCACAAAGTTTGTACCTGAAGTTGGAAACAAAGATGCGTCTGTTAATATAATGGTTGTTGTGACATCATTGATAGCACCATTTAAAGTTGTAGTTGCTTCACCTGTTACAGTTCCACCCCAAGAAGCTAGTCCCCAACCAAAGCCAGGTAATTGTTCTGCGGGTCCTACTGGATAATAATGTTGAACTCTAATGCCACCAGATAAAGTTGCACCTGAGCCTGTCTCATTAGATGGCATTGTAATAGTTAAAGTGGTTGCTGTTGGCACAGATGTTACCATAAATTTTTTATCATCAAAATCTGCAGCTGTATAATCAGAGTTTGTAATAGCTGTAAAATTATCTAAAAGAATAATATCATTTTCTTGTATTCCGTGGTCCGTGCTGAATGTTAAAGTGACCGTTGGTGAACCATTCGTTGTACTAAATGCATTGGTTAATGTTGTTGTAGTTTTAATAGGGTGAATGTCATAAAATACACCACCTGTGTAAGCATATAAAATTCTGTTTGTACCTATAATTGCAAACTTGTTGCCTGATTTATTGACTAAATGATGTAAGGCTCTTGCAGCTCCTGTAAGTTTTGACTCACCTAACTGTGCCCAACCACCTATTTTTTCAGGTGTACCATATCTAAAACGCACATTATCCCCATCAACCCATTGTCCTTCGGCTGTGGTTTCTGTGATTTGTTTGTTAAATCCTGGCTGAAAACCTATCTTTTGTAACATAATAAATCCTTGTATATCAAATTTATTACTTAATGGATATAGTAAAAAGTACGGAGAGTGGTGTGGTGGAACTCTCCGTACAAGCCTATTGTATAGACTATTTCTTAATTTTTGTCAACTTAACACCTTTAAACCAGGCAGGTGTGCCTAGTAAAGGTCTTTTATCTAAGTAGTTTTCTTTAGCTGTTTTAGAACTAGCTTTATTATAATGTAAGAATACTTGTCCACAGTTCTTACCTTTAAATTCTTCTCTCCAATGCTCTAAATCACAACCAGAATAGATTAACATGTCTCCTGGTTCAAGGTCGACTTTAATACCAGCCTGACCTGTCTTACCCGTTGGATCTAAATAAATGGGCCATGGGTCACCACCTAGATTTAATGTAGTAGATATCTCGCATGAGTATCTATCTTTGTGACGAGCTAGGACATCACCTTCTTTGTATATTCTTGCATATGAATAAGTCTCAGATAATTTTAATTTTGTATGTTTTTCCATTACAGGTTTTACTTCTTTTAATAAAGTCTCCATTGCAATATCACTGTAATGTGAATAAGTATTTGGTACCTGTTCATCATTCCATACACCATAATATTCTGTAAAAGGTGAAATATATTTTTGATCAAATAAAAATCTTGCAACTTCTCTTTTGTTTAAGAAATATTTATAAACAAACTCTGCAATCTCAGGTGAGATAGCTTTTTTTAATACTGTGTATTTATTTTTTTTGAATGACATTTTTTATCCTTTTTAATTTCTTTTGTATATCTTTTAAAAACATTCTAACAAAATCATCAGACTCTTTATTTTTAGTATCAGAATTTAAGATAGTATTTATAAAAGATTTTTTAAAATTTTTATTAGACATTAGGGTTTAACACTCCTTTTGGTATTGCCTGACAATTCCAATGTATAAATCTAAATGGATTATAACCCATATCTACAATGTACTGATGAGGTAAGTATGATGGAAAGAACATCATTCTACCTGGTTTTACTTGATAATTTATTGCAGAACTAGCATAAGTTACTTTTGTTTTATCTTTTTCTGGTAATAGATTCATAACATTACCTGGTCTTGGATCTTCGAACAAAGGCATTGAAGTAGATTCATCTGCTTTTAAAAAATAGAAACCAGATATGTGACCATTCCAATGAGTGTGCAAAGTATGATGTCCACCACCTTTTTTAGCAAACTCTTGCACCCATAATTCTGTAGTAAACAATTGATGACCAGACATATCAAAACCCATTTCACCTAATAAGTTATGTGCTGTTGCACCTATGTAATCTTGTAATTGTTTAAAGTCAGGATCTCCAATCAATGATGTTGAATGGAATACATGACCCATGTCTCCTTTGTCCCCAAACTTTTTATTACGTTTATCAATAGCTGGTTTTAAATTTTTCTTAGATGCTTCTATATATTTATCAGACGCTTTATTTAAACTATCTGCAAACTCTGGTGCATCTGCAAACCATATAGGAGATGCAAAATATTGTTCTAAATTTAATTGTTTTGGATAACTAACTACTTCTTTTTTTGTTTTTTGTTTTCTAGCTTTAGCTTTTTTCTTTTTCATATTTCTCCTTTATTGAAATGGATACCCTAAGTTCCATATTACTAAACTATTTCTTTCACCACTTTTCACTGGACATACTCTATGCCATACAAATGAAGGAAATACAACTAAAGATCCTTTGGGTAATATCTCTGTACATTTTCTAACGTTTCTTTTTTTATCTGGATCAAGATTTCTAAAATCAAATTCTAACTCACCACCTTTATAATCTTTAGGATCTGATAAAGTTACGGTTACAGATAGTTTTCTAATTTTACCATGTGATGGATCACCTTGTTGTCGTTGATAAGGTTGATCCCAGCTATCACAATGCCAATCATAATACTGGCCTTTTTTATATTTTGTAAATTGACAAGACTCACTAAAGTCCCAATTAAAATTCCAACCAGCATTAGCGTTTGCTTGATGCACATAAGGTTGTATTTCTTTGTAAATCCATCTATCACTCATCCAAACAATGTCTGAGTTTCTTTTCTTTTTTAAATCTTTAACTTGTTTTGCGTTTAATTTTTTATCACCATAACCACCAGTGACTGCCATTTGATCTTGCATTTGATGACCATACTTTACAATGTCATCACAGATACGTTCTGGGATTGCTGATTTAAAATACCAATAATAATTTGTAAAGTTCATATGTCTTTATGAACTTAATATAACATTTATTATGAAACTGTCAATGTTCCAGAAACTGTAAACGTTGCAACTTTACATCCACCTGGCGTACTTGATGTTGTGTTTGTACAAGGTGTTACTACAAAAGTTCTAGCACTTGGTGCTCTTACAACAACTATTCCTGAACCACCTGCTTTTCCATCGGCAGAAGGATTACATTTACCAGGTCCACCTCCACCACCTCCAGTGTTAACTGTTCCAGCTGTTGACACTGGTTTTCCTGAACCTGAAGCTCCTCCAGCACCTCCACCACCAGGTCCTGCTGCTCCTCCGTTATTAGGTGTAGGTGATCCTGCACACCATCCACCGCCGCCACCACCACCAGCTCTTGTAACTGAGCTACCAGTAATAGAGTTAGCTGTTCCACTACCTCCAGAACCTCCTGGTCCTGGTCCAGAACCTGGTGCATTAGGTGCAGCACCACCAGATCCCCCAGCACCACCACCACCTGATCCACCAAAACCACCAGTATTTGGACCAGGTTTAGCATTATCTCCACCAGGATTACCTTGTGATGGACTTGTAGGCGGAGTATTTCCTGCTCCACCAGGGTTTGCAACTCCAGTTGCACCAATAGAATTTGCTCCTCCTCCAGATCCACCAGAACCTGAATTTGCTTGACCACCACCAGTTGATGTAATCATTGAAGTATTTTCAACACCACCTACTCCGAATACTGAATCGTCTCCTTTAGTACCTGTGGCACCACCACCTCCTACAGTTACAGTATATACTCCTGAGTCTAAATTTAATTTTGTTCCACCAGGAAAAGAAGATCTATGACCTCCAGCTCCACCACCACCTCCAGCGTATGTGCCAGAAGCTCCACCACCTCCTCCAGCAACTACTAGATAATCAAAAACTTGTCCTAAGTTTACTGTTCCATCAGGCCATGTTCCTTGTTGCTTGGCTGCCATTTGACTTTGCATTGACCACACACCACTTGCTTTGTTTAATTCTTTTACGACTACGATTCCTGATCCGCCATTAAATCCACTTCTACTAGAGCCTATAGGTCCACCACCTCCACCTCCACCACCACCTGTGTTAGCAGTTGCATTTGATCCAGGTGTTTGAGCAGCTCCTAATTCTCCATTACCACCTCCACCAGGTCCACCAAGACCTCTTTGAGGTTGACAATTTCTTGAAGCTCCACCACCACCTCCTCCATATACACCAGAGTTAGGTATACCTGTAAACTGTGGACTAAAATCTGTTCCTGGACCACCATCTTGTTGACAAGCAGCGCCTGTTCCTCCAGGTTCTCCAACTCCACCAACTCCACCGCCACCACCTGACATACCTCCTGGAGATCCAGCAGTAGGCCCACCAGGATTACCTTGAGGCCCTCCTCCACCACCTAAAGCTCCACAGTTTGATCCACCTCCACCTGAACCCAAAGGCGCGGTGCTACCATTATCTACGGGAGAAGTTCCACCAGATGCACCTCCACCACCTGTTTTACCAAAAGCAGTTGTATCATTACCGTCTGTATTATTAGCTCCACCTGCACCTATATCTATTGGATAAGCTGTATTTCCAGTAACAGAAACACAATTAAATACTTCAGCACCACCTGCACCTCCACCACCACCTTGATTATTTCCACCACCGCCACCACCACCAACTAAAAGAGTTTTAACAACTCTAGTTCCTGGTTGTGTTGTGTGACATCCATCACTAGTGATTACTGTTTGAACACACTTCCCGAAAGAAGCTTTATTTGTTTTACCGATTATTCCGCCATTTGATCTGGCCATGTGAGTCTCCTATTCGGACACCCAAGCTGTGCCATTCCAATTATATTTGGTAGGTGTTTCCGATTCGTCGTTTGATTTTGTTGCT